ACGAATTACTTAAATACGGACCAAACACAGGCGGTGAACCAGGTGAAGGCGGAGAAGATGACGGATCAAGCGGATCTTCAGGAAGTACTTCAGGAGGTGATTTTCCAGGCGGAGAAGGTGGAGGAGCAGAAGAAGAGCCAGCACCGGAAGGAGAAGCGGGAGCAGAAGGTGGAGCAGATTTAGGAGGAGAAGACGTAGAATTTCAAGAACCAGCCGAAGAGCCAAAATAATGAATTTAGTAGAAAAAACAATACTAGAATGGTCATATAGATGTGAGAAAGGATACCCTGATCTATCTAACGATAATGATATGAATCTATTTGAGTCTTTATTTGGATTCAGATTAGATGAAGGAGTTTTGAAATGGAACGATTTTAGCGATGCAAGTAGAAAGTATTCACGATTACAAGTTGTAGATAATAAGATAGAAAATAAAGCACCATTTGAATTTAAAGATGGTAGTCAAAGTATATTAACATATGCCGATGATTCATACGCTTCGTTATTTCACTCAATGGAAGTAGAAGCAATTAAAAAAATTGGCGGTACTAGAATAAATCAATTCCCTTTTTTCAAAGATGAAGAGGGAAATGATGTAAGTTTTAGTGCTCTACAGAAAACAAAAGAATTTGGCGGAACCGGCGGTAGTAAGATTGAAACAACAGAAAGACAAGAGCACGGTATTATAGATGCTATTAATGCAGTACCTGGTGTAAAGACCTTAAAAGGTACTAATGGTATTGAAATTACCGGAGTTCAAACAGCTGAAAAGGTAGATGGGTTAAATGAATTTAACACAGAACCGTACGCAGATGTTATACTAAAAGTTAAGGGACAGGATGTAAAGATATCCGCTAAAGGAAACCAAGCACCTACCCTAGCCGGTGGAGGAATTAAAGGAATGACAGCAATGTCATCAACTAATTCAGCAATAAGAGAATGGTTAATAGACTTTTATGAAGATGCATATCAGTTCTATCAAGATAGAGTTGAAGCAAATAATTTAGAAGGAGTAAACTTAGCAGGTAATAAACAAATACCTGACGTCTCTAGAAAAATACCTGAAGAACTTATAAAAACAATAATACAAGGTACTATACCAATGGGAGGTCCTATTGACTACTATTACCAAGGAGATATGGAAGTTAAGTTTGAAGTAGAAGGAAATACAGTTCATTTTAAAAATGGTAAGTTTGTACCTATCGATACCTTTATACAAGAGCACGGCGGAAGTTTGTATGCTCATATAAGAAAGAGAGACGGTGACTTCTTCTTCACAAACTCACAACAAGACATAAACGGTATTATATTACGTCGTATATTTACGAAAAAAGAAGGAAGTAACTCAACTCAATCTAGATTCGGAACTTTAGATAAGATTCGCGGGATTGAGATATAATTAATTAGTTATGTCGCAAGATATTAAAAACATAATAGCACAAGAATATATAAAATGTGCTAAAGATCCAGCGTACTTCATGAGGAAGTATTGCTATATACAACACCCTACAAGGGGTAGAATTCTCTTCAACTTATATCCATTTCAGGAGAAAGTACTACACTTATTTAGAGATAATCAATATCTTATTACTTTAAAGTCTAGACAGCTTGGTATATCTACCTTAGCGGCTGGTTACTCTTTGTGGTTAATGATCTTCCATAAAGACAAGAACGTACTAGCCTTAGCAACTACACAAGCAACAGCTAGAAACCTAGTTTCTAAAGTACAATTTATGTACGAACAGTTACCTAAGTGGCTACGTCTACATGCAGTAGAGAAGAATAAACTATCACTAAGACTGAAGAATGGTTCAAAGATACAAGCTAAATCAAGTAACTCAGATGCTGCTCGTTCTGAAGCAGTATCCTTACTATTAATAGATGAGGCCGCTTTTATCGACAACATTGAAGAAACCTTTACAGCTGCACAACAAACGTTAGCAACTGGTGGTCAATGTATGGCCTTATCAACTCCTAATGGTATTGGTAACTGGTTCCATTCCACGTATGCTAAAGCAGAAACAGGTGAAAATTCCTTCGTACCTATTAAACTACCTTGGACGGTTCACCCTGAGAGAAACCAGCCTTGGAGGGATATGCAGGATAGAGACTTAGGTCCTCGTATGGCAGCACAAGAGTGTGACTGTGACTTCTTATCATCAGGTGAAACAGTATTTGAACCAGAAGATTTAATATTTTATGAAGAAACTTATCAGAAAGATCCAGCAGAAAAAAGAGGAGTTGACGGCAATTTATGGGTATGGGAAAACCCTGATTATACAAAATCCTACATGGTTACAGCCGACGTATCTAGAGG